TCGACAGGAAGATTGCCGCCAACTTTATGAGGAACATGACCACCAGGATTCCTGCGCCCAGACCCAAGCCACGTAGCCCCAACCCATCCGCTGTTGCGCGTGCCAGGGCTAACGTTAAAAATATGATAGATAAACGTGTTTCTTATATGAATGTGGCTGGCCAGAGGATGATCAACCAAGCGTCTCCTCGTGCAGTGATGCGTATTGCTCGGGAACTTCGTCGTCTTCGCTAAGATCATTATAGACCTTCTCCTCGGTGTCGTAAAAGGTTTCGCTGTCTCCAATCATCATCTCCCTGACGGTTTGGTACAACACAGTCGAGAGTGCAAACTTATAAGCTAGGAACCCCACAAAAGTAGCTCCATAATCAAAGTCGAACGCGAATGGTGCGTTATTCCACGACACTTCAAACGCAGCGGCACCGAGAGGCGCCAAAAACTCCGCTTGAAATGTCGAATTTTCAAATTTGTCCACCCTATCCGATAGAAGGGTCACATACGCGTACGACGCAGCGGCTCCCAAAACGGCCGACACACCCTGGTCTGCCCCCTGTGTGATGAAGTACGAAGCACTCAGAGCCGTACCATATCCACCTGTAGACCTCTTGAGGGTTGTCTTGAGGCGGGAGTACTCGGTGGGGACGACGGGCTTGGCGAACGCGTAAGTGATGGACATTCTACAAGAAAGTCACTTAAAATCTTTATCCGAGTTAATAGTAGAAATGCCGTGTCAACGTTGTAGGAAGAAGTGTGGTGTCCCCATCGATTGTAACTATTGTGAAGGCAGCTTTTGTCCGAGTTGTATTCACCTACCAAAACACGATTGTCAAGGTGCAGATATCAAGAAGATGAAGCAACGTAAGGAACTCGCCGAGAAAACGGCGTTCGAACCACCACCGAAATGCTTAAAGATTTGAACGCTATTTTTGTTAATGAAACGCTAAACAATCCAGTGGTCTATGACTTCGCGGGTTCGAATCCCGCCTCTGGTAATTTGTCATATAGACCAGAGTGTCCGAGCGGTTTAAGGAGCTGGCTTTAAGTGTAACATTCACAAGTTAAAGATTAATATTAATTATAATGTATGGAAAGTATAAAATGTTCAGTATGTGAACAATACAAACATATCGATAATTTTAATAATGACAAAACAGCACCCAATACTAGATATAATAAACATTACTGGTGTAAAGATTGTTTCATGAAAAAACAGAAGACACAATCATATCACCGCCCCGATTCGGAAAGTCGTTTCATAACAAGGTTAGTTGGTACATGTAAATCTCAAGCCAGGATCCGTGGTAAAAGACACCCTGAACGCGGTGAATGTTCTATCGATAGAATGACTATTCTTAGATTGAAAGAACAACAAAATAATAAATGCGCCGTTTCAGGTGTCGAACTAGAATGGAAACATCGTTGCCAAAATAAGGTATCTGTGGATAGAATAGACTGTACCAGAGGATACACTGAAGATAATATTAGATTAGTAACTCAACAAGTGAATTACGCTCTTTCAAATTTCGAACATGAATGGTTTTTCGATATGTGTAAAAATGTAGTAATACACAACCGTCTTCTTAACTCGAATAATTGATTCTGGCACTCATAGCTCAGTGAGCTTGAGGTCAAGGGTTCGAAACCCTTTGAGTGCAAAATTAATGTGTTCTTATTATAAATGTTGACTTGTATTTCAACATTTATAATAAAGCTTGTATATAGAGAGAGGATAAAGAGAGGAGACTCACCCCGAGGTTCATCATATAACATAAAGATTATGGACGAACCTAAACTATAATGACTCTCGGAATTAAGAAACTTTCCTTTGATGCTCTTCTTCCTACTCGTGGCTCCATTGGTGCTGTGGGTTACGACCTGTATAGCAATTGTGATTGTGTTATTCCGACATCGGAGAGGATGCTCGTCTCTACGGGAATCGCCGTGGTACTCCCCAACGGTGTATATGGGCGGGTCGCACCTCGTTCGGGACTCGCGGTCAAGCACGGTATCCAGGTCGGGGCTGGGGTCATTGACCCGGATTATACGGGGGAGGTCAAAGTCGTTCTCTTCAATCATGGAGAAAAGGACTTTGAGGTAAAGAAGGGAGACCGCATCGCACAACTTGTTCTCGAGAAGTGTGAGACACCCCTCATCGAGGAGATTAGTATCGTTGAGGATACTGAGAGGGGTTCGGGTGGTTTCGGTTCTACCGGCAATTAGAGAACCAAAGGTCTTCTGGTTGAGGCATGAAAAGGACACCTTTGGTCATCGTCATGAAAAGTTTGGCTTTGTTGACATCGGGGTAGGAGAGGAGCATCCATCGTTCCCAGAAATCCGCTCTGAAATAATCTTCCCAGTCTTCCTTTTCACTTTCTTCTACAGCCAACATACCCCGATGAATTTCGTGGTGGTTTGTTTCTATCCGCAACTTCTTAGGAATGACAGCCCCTTTTCTAATAAGATGTGCACGCATGAGACGAGCGTCTCCGTGATCGGGGTAATATTGAACCCCTTTCTGACCGAAATCAACAGCTCTTTTACTTGGGAGAATGACACGATACTTATGTGTCACAGATGGGCTTGGCTTAAGAACGACGTGCATATTACTTATACGTGTGAAAATAGAATGTACGAATACATCGCATCAGGTAATATACCCATTCGAGTCGGACAGGACGCAAAAGAAAATGATCATCTCACAAATATGAGTAATCCTGAACACTGGTGGATGCACGCGAGTGGGTACTCGGGTGCGCACGTTGTCGTATGTTATGAAGGTGAACGACTTCCAAAGGATGTCAAGAGAGATGCAGCCGTACTGGCCATACACCATAGTAAGACACCCGACTCAAAGATGTCTTGGGTAGACTTGGTGCGTGTTGAAAACGTATCTTCTCTGAAACAACATGGGCGGGTGACACTCGAAGGTGAAGTTGAACAATTGACAATCTTCGTGAGAAAGGAAAAAGAACGTTTGGAAAGAATCTTAAAAACGAAGCGACTTATATAGGTAGATGAATCACCAAGACTGGAATCCAGTTATCATCCACGGGAAAGCTGCCCCTGCTAACCAGAGACCCCCACCTAAACAGTATGAGCGCACGAAGGAGCAAAAGTTGGAGGATGAGGAGCTTGGTACACACAAGAAGGTACCACTCTCCATGGCGAAGATGATTCAACAGGGGCGTATTGCTAAAGGTTTCAAAACACAAAAAGATTTAGCAATCGCAGTTGGGGTGAATGTGGGTATCATAGGTTCGTATGAATCGGGTCGAGCCATCCCAGACCCTGGTATCCTTCAGAAGTTGAGAAGGGTTCTGGGTGTGAAGTTAAAGTAGACTCGAGTAGTGACCCGCGATGTAGTAAACATCCTCGAATCCAAGTTCCTCCAATTTCTCTGCCGCAAATCTGGCCCGTTGTCCAGTATTGCAGTAGACGAGTAAACCCTTCTTAGGGAGTTCCGTAGTGGTCTTTTCGTCCATCTTATTAACAGGAATGTGGAGTGCCTTGGGGTAGTGTCCTGCACGATACTCGGTGATCGTACGAACGTCGATGACCTTCTTTATCTTACCCTCCTTGATGAGCCGCTTGGCCTCAGAGGATGACACGAGATTTTGACCCATGAAAGTGTATGCGAGAGCTCCAGTGAGGGCGCCAGCTATGATGAGTGGTATCATTTAGTATTTGTGGGGATTTTAACTTTGACATGATCCATCTCAAAACAACACTGGGCGTGTCCATCATACGTTCTTTGACATGATTTACAGTAATAAAGGATAGGGTCGTCCATAGTATAAATGAACAAGAAAACAGCTGATGTGTCCACTCGTCTCACTCCTGATGAGTATGCTAAGCGTTCAATGGATGGTCGTATAGAGGCGATGCGTGAGGCACTTAAGCGTGAAAAGGTTCAGTACAAGTCTAACTGTGACTCAGAGAAGTTCAAGGAGTTCCTTGAGGACCGACTCACAATTTGGGAGGGAGAGAAGAATAAGACCTTCTATGGAAAGAAGATGTATGAAAAGACGAAAACTTTGATTGACAACTGGAATTAATTACCAAAAGCGACACCAGCCATACCATTCTTGATACGAAGAATGTTATAGTTGACCGCATAAATACGATGAAGCTGGTTACCACCAGTGGGACTGTTGAGCACAAGCTTCGCGTTATCGATACGAGAGAAGTTAAGAGTACCCGTGGGTTGCATCTTGCTCATGGTGAGACAGAAAGGCCACGAGAATGTGGGAAGATCGTCAAGAATGTTGTCGGGGAGATCAGTACAGTGCATTTCAGCCACGACGTCGTGGTGGTAGGTGTTGGATGTGTTCTCAAAAAGAGCTACACCATTGATGTAAAGAGAAGATGTCGCAAAGTTGTACTCATCCGACCAGTTGCTACCCGAAGCTTCACCAGAAACAACGTGGAGAGACTTCACGGGGTGGTTGAAGTAGCTCAAGTCAATATCAGTGTCCGTGTTGGAGGCCAATTGGTACTGCGTTTGGGTAATGAGAAGTTCGTGTTCATTGTCGGTGAAAAACTTACGCTCTTCCGTATCCAGGTAGACGTAGTTACCATACACCTTGGGAGTATCTGTGGGAATGTAACCATCGCGACACTTCACACGAATCTCGACATCATGATACTGGAGCGCCACGAGGGGGAGCACCTTGGTCCAGTCTTCACCGAAGAAGAAGGGAATCATGTAGTGGTTACCGGTGTTGTTTTCCTTCCGGGCGTTGGTCGTGACAGCCATCGACGCCTTCGCGGTAGTATCACGCATGAGGGGGTTGTGGACACCCTGAATGAAGAGGGAGTCGAGTTGCGACACCTTCTGACCACCGATCCACAGCGAAAATTCGGTGGGGCTGGCAGCGGCGTTGGAGAATAGACCCGTAGCATTCTCTTGAACCCCCGCGATACCGTTAGACTCGATCCAGATGTAGCTCATGAGATCACCCTTGGAGCGAATAGGAATGGAAACCTCGTTGTTCGCACCGAAGGTACCGATGTAATCCATACGCTCGGGCTTCATGGCGAAGTTGGTATGGCGCTTATAGTTCTGGCGGAAGAAACTGACCTGGGGATCACCCGTGATGTAGACATCCTGGGCACCCACCGACACGAGCTCAATTAAAGCGGCAGACATTTATTAGTAAATGATATTAAAATTTTGGCTCATTATAAACATATGGTGGTTTTCCAGGCTTTGACATGGGAGGCTCGAGATGTTGATGACGAACACATGATCAGTATTTTGGGAAAAACGGAGGATGGTAAATCTGTATGTGTGACGACTGTTTTTGAACCCTATTTTTTTGTAAAGTTACCCAGGGGTTCGACGGATCGTGACGTTCGTCTCCTTTACGATGACCTGAACAAACTTCGTCCAGATCATGTGACTGGGTACAGTGTGACCCAGAAGAAAGATGTATGGGGTTTCCAAAATAATGAGATGTTCGCGTACATGCGCCTCAACTTCAAGACCCTCGCGGATCGTCGGAAAGTTAATTCGGTGTTTGCGTACAATCGTGATTTCCGAAAGTATCACGTTTACGAAGCGAACCTCGATCCCGTCCTGAGGCTTATGCATCGAACAGGAATTCAATCTACTGGGTGGTTGGACACTGGTTCAGATTGTGTACGCTCCCATCTCGCGAAAGTCGATATCGATCTCTGGTGTAACGACTGGTCAACCCTGAAGCCGGTGAATCGTGATGACATCGCACCATTCGTGGTGGCATCGATTGATATCGAGTGTAATAGTTCGACTGGTAAATTTCCAAACGCGGACGTGACGGATGATGCGTGTTTCCAGATTGCCGTTTCACTCTGTACATTCGGGAGTGATGAACCGTACGAGAAGACATGTCTGTGTTACAAAAAGACTGAGGGACCGGATGTAGTGAGTTTTGGAACAGAACGTGAGATGCTCGAGGCGTTTCAGAAATATCTTCATGAAAAGGATGTCGACATCATCACGGGGTGGAACATTTTCGGATTTGATCTTGAGTACATCTATAAACGAGCCTTGTTGACAAACTGCGATGAGGAATTTTTCAACCTGGGTAAGTTACGCGAACCAGCGAGTGAACTCTTACTGAAAAAGTTAAGTTCGAGTGCTCTGGGTGATAACTTTCTCAAACTCCTTCCGATGTCTGGGCGTTTCATCTTCGATATGTTTCACGAAGTGAAGAAGGGATACAAGTTGGATTCCTATAAACTCAACGAAGTCTCAAAGTTGTATCTGGGTGATCAAAAGATTGACATGTCTCCAAAGGAGATGTTCGCGCGGTACAAGGAAGAAGACCCTGTAAAGTTGGGGGAAGTCGCAGAGTATTGTATTAAGGATACCTTACTCCCTCATAGACTCTTGAAAAAGTTGTGTACACTTCTCAACCTCTTGGAGATGGCGAAGGCGACATGGGTTCCCCTGTGTTTCCTCGTCGAACGTGGTCAGCAGATTAAGGTGTTTAGTCAACTCACCAAAAAGGCTCGCGAACTTGGATACATGGTACCCACGATCAAATACGGATCTCTTCCTGAAGAGCCATATGAAGGTGCGACAGTACTCGAAGCACAAAAGGGGGCGTACTACACTCCAATCACAGCGCTTGATTTTGAAGCTCTGTACCCTTCAATCATGATGGCACACAACCTTTGCTATTCAACATTGGTGATGGATGAGTATCGTTATGGGAATATTGAAGGTATCACGTATGAGACGTTCAAGATTGGTGACAAAGTGTACAAGTTCGCACAAGGTGTGCCGAGTCTCTTACCCGCCATTCTTTTGGAGCTTAAGCAGTTTCGCAAAAAGGCGAAGAAGGATATGGCAGCCGCGACGGGGTCTATGAAAGAAGTGTACAACGGCAAGCAGTTGGCATACAAGGTTTCGATGAACTCTGTCTACGGTTTCACGGGTGCGGGTAAGGGTATTCTTCCGTGTGTACCGATCGCATCTACGACGACATGCCGGGGTCGTGGTATGATTGAAGAGACGAAGAATTACGTAGAGGCAAACTTTCCAGGTGCGAAGGTTCGATACGGAGATACGGATTCTGTCATGGTCGAGTTTGATGTGGGTGACCGCAGGGGTGAAGAAGCTGTCAAGTATAGCTGGGAGATTGGTGAACGCGCGGCTGAAGAATGTAGTGCCCTGTTTAAGAAGCCAAACAATCTGGAACTCGAGAAGGTGTACTGGCCCTATTTCCTGTACTCTAAGAAACGATACGCCGCAAAGTTGTGGACCAAGGGAAAAGATGATCAGATGCATATGGATTACGTAGATATCAAGGGTCTTCAGGTTGTTCGTCGAGACAACACACCCCATGTGAGAGAGGTGTGTAAGGAACTTCTTGACGTCGTGTTAACTTCAAGTGATCCTGGTCCACCCAAAGAACTCGCGAAAGAACGCGCGATTGAGCTCCTCTCCGGTGATGTACCAAATGATAAACTGGTACTGAGTCAGTCTCTTTCGGACACGTATAAGGTCAAGGGTGAATCCGTTTCTGTGACGAGTCCTGAAAGTGTGAACATTAATCAGTCACACGTACAAGTCGTCGTCAAAATGCGTGAACGTAAACCCGGTTCGGAACCACAATCGGGTGACCGCGTACCGTATCTTTTGACCAAGACGGACGACCCAAAGGCGAAAGCATTTGAAAAGTCGGAAGATCCAAAGTATGTCGAAGAGAATGAAATACCTATAGACTATCTGTACTACTTTGAAAATAAATTTTTGAATCCGGTATGTGATCTTCTCGATCCACTCTACGAGAATGTGAAACAGGAGATTTTTGGAGAGATTCTCGAACAACATAAACCGAAAAAGAAGAGTGTTGGTCCAGCACTCAGTACGATGAAAAAGGATCAACTCATGGAAGAGTGTAAGAAAATGGGTCTCGACGATTCAGGAAAAGTTGCGGATCTGCGAGAAAGGATTAAAGGAGCTCGAACGGGGACGATCGAAGACTTATTTAAAAAATACGAACAAAATAGTAGTAAGACATGAGCCGATATGAAAAGATAGACGATCTCATCGACGAAGAAGTCAATCAACGTCTCGTCGCGATGATGAATGAATACGTCGATATCATCTCAAAAAAACACGCAATTTCTAAAGACCTACTTCTTAAGGACATACCCGAGACGTTTTCTGGCATGATCTGCAAGGGGACAAAAACAGACGGAAGGCGGTGTACATTCAAAGGTATTCATAGTGGATATTGTAGACACCACGCGACCCAAGTCGGTCGACTGAAGCGGACATCACTCACCAGGAGTCATAGTCATAACCATGGACCCGAAATGATGTATGTCAAGAATTGTCCCGGGTGTGCGTTTTCAAACGAGCTTATAGATTTGAGTACCATGATTGGTAATGAGTAAAACTGATATCCTACTAACATCCATAAATACATTTTATAGCGAAGAGGAAAACAGGTCTAAATTGTTAAACATCCTAGATAAATCGAGTGGTATATCTTTGCGAAACCTTGAATGGTTCATCACCAATTACGCGAAGAAGAATCATATTTCGTTTACGACGCGTGACGGTAAATTGTTCACGGTACACTGCGCATACAAATCAAGTCTGGATGGATACAGTAAAAAATTATTTGATCCATTTTGTCGTTCGGAAAAGTTTCCGTATGTCGTTCCGGGTACATCTCATGAAATTCATACAACGCTCGCACAGTTGAATTTCATCAAATGGTGTATTAAGAATAATATCATCGAATACATCAGTAATAACAAGACTAAATTGTTCACTAAGCAAGTGACATAAATCCGCGTTCGAATGTGAATGTCTGGTAACCCGTGTAATACATATTCAAAGAGTACGTCTTCGTATTTACGTCAACTAGAGCACCCCCGAGTTTCACTTCTATGTTTGTTTTGTCTGACTGTATCTGACTAAAATCCAAGTTTCCCGATGGTTCCACATTTATTGGATTCATCGAGAAACTATACGTGTAAATATTCCTGATTGGCCTGGCCAATCTGTTTCTGAATGGCACGAGATACTTGAAATATGTATGATTTGTGTTGGTGACGTTTGGAAGTCGGTTACCGTTAATGTAAAAACTCGCAGAGTCCATGATTGGATAAAAGAATGTTTGTTGGTCATCGAAATTCACGTTCGAGGAAAAATTGAAACGATTTTGAAACAGCATCCTTTCATTTAAACTCGATGTACCGATCGCGTCATTGGCATTTTCATATTCGGTGTTTCGTAAAAACCAGTGAATACACTTGACTGGAATGTTCGGTACGAGGTTGTTTACGATTGTCGACGCACCAACTTCGTTTACTGCTGATGAATGTCTCTTCACAAGGTCTGTCACAAGTATCTGCCTTTCATTCGCGAGAAAGTTTCTCTCTTCGGGACTGACTGTAATCTCTTCGGTGATGAGATCAAATACGGGTAGTGATAGGGTTCCGTTGAAATTGGTGAAGAATGTTTGAGGGTGAAACTCTAGTTCAAACTCAATCTTCTGGCGATGGATCGCACATACGGGGAAGTATGGGCGATTGGGTTTGTTGGATGAATATTCATCACTCGCATATTTTCTCGAAAAGAAAAAGTGAAGGGGAATGACAAGATCGGCACTCGATCGCGCGTATTCTTCGTTCCGACTTGATTCATCATAGCCTATGTTTCGATTTACAAGAAACCTATTCGCAACCTTTTCGGAAATTTCTAAATACAAATCATCGTAAATAATTCCCCAGTCATCATAAATCTTTTCAACCTCGATATCATCCACGAACATCGTCACACTCTTCAAAATATGCCGTCCTAGTTGATCTGCGTAATTTCCATTCGCTATACCGGGCATGGTAATACTCAGCCACATGTTACTGAGAAGATCACCCATATTCATGGGATTGAATGGTACTTTAATGGTTTGTGCGAACGGCCACCCGGCGATGTTTCCATTATTGATAACCTTCCGAGACCGATGGTATTTTCGAAACTCAGAATGTCTTTGTGACTCGTAATTAAAGAACGATTCGTCTGGGTCTTTGGAAAGGAGGTGCGTATCCTGCTTTCCAATAGCCTTAAGGGAAATTTTAGCAGCCTCACCCATATCTACTTACTGCTCACATATTTTTAATATCCGTTTTCCACATCGTGATGTGACTCGTCTTAATCATTTTCTCGAGTTCCACATTCGCCTGTCTTGCCTCATCCATGAGTGCTTTGACGCGCTCTTCCGTGTACTCAACAGTCCTCGTGTTAAGGAGATAATCCCACGAACCATCAATCTTTGGGAATGTCGTAGACATCTCCTTCTCGAGGTCCACCTTCTTCCTTTTGAACACCACCAACTTTTCTTCGATGACCATCGTCACAAACCTTGACTTGAGACTACACATCTCAGCCCTCCTTTCGAGAACATCGATGAGGTGCGCCTTACGCTTCTTGTAGTGTTCGAGGCGCAACTCCACAAAGTCTTTCAGGATTTCTTCGGGACTCTCGTACTTGTGGATACCCCGGGTGGGGTGAAACAGGTGCATGTTTGACGTGTGGAACGTCTTTCGCATCTTGAGGTCTTTGAGAAGATCCTTCCCCGAGTACCCAAAGATTTCAAAGTCCACATCCTCGGTGGTACTGTTATTCGTGTAGCTCGTGATCATCTTCTTCTCCGCGAGGGTATCCAGATACTCCTTGTAATCTTGGGTCCAACGACCCGGAGGAAGTTCAGTCACTTTGAGTCTGGAACCGGTATCTCTCCAAACACCTTCAGTCACCCAAAGACCTCCTTCATCCTTGAACACCTTGCCCTTGAAACCCCTGAACCATGGTTTCATGGGTACAAGCTCTTCACCACCCAGGATCTTCTTGATGTTCTCCTTGATGTCATCGGGGTTGAATGGTGGCACATAGCAACTGAATCCCGTCCCAATCCCTTCCGTCCCATTCACAAGAACCATTGGAAGAGTAGGCATGTAGAAGTCTGGTTCGATTGAGCGACCGTCATCGTCCAAGTAATTGAGGATGGCATCATCCTTGGGGTCAAAGAGTTTTCGAGCCTCTTTGGTGAGCTTCGTGAAGATGTACCTCGTTTGAGACGCATCCTTGCCACCCATAAGCCGTGTACCAAACTGACCACAAGGTTCGAGGAGATTGATGTTGTTCGAACCCGTGTAGTCGTTGGCCAACTTTACGATCGTCTCAGCCAGAGACACTTCGCCGTGGTGATACGCACTCTTTTCAGCCACATAGGCTGCCAGCTGTGCCACCTTCATTTCATCTCGAAGATTCTTCTGGAAACAGGAGTACATAACCTTACGCTGGGAAGGTTTGAGACCATCCGCCACGTGAGCGATAGAACGTTTGAGATCCGCCAAAGAAAAGTTCACCAGGTCCTTGTGTACAAAGTCAGTGATATCCAACTGTTTTACGTCACCATAAGGAACCTCGAGTTGGTCAGCATCCTTAGCAGTACTCTCGAGAAGCCAAGACTTTCGGGCATCCGCCTTCTTTTTGTCAAAGGCGAGTACGATGGAGTCATCGGTCATCGTGTCCACGTCAAACTTCACAGTCAGATCTTGAATCTTCTTGAAGTACTCACGAGCTTCAGCAGAGGTAGAAGTACCGAGACCCTTGTAGTACTTGATTTTCCACCCCTGTTTCCCCGAACCGTACCACGTTCTGAAAGCCGAGTCAGTGTAGAATGACTTGGTGTCAGAACCTTTTGTGGCTTTGATGATCGGTGTCACCATCGATACCACGAAATTCAGTTTCAAAAGACTGGGCCAGAAGTAGTGGATCATGTTGAGGATGAGACCCTTGATGTGACTTCCATCGTTATCAGCATCTGTCATGATCATGAGACGACCATAACGGAGCTCAGAGACATTCATGTATTCCTTACCCTGCTGAAGGCCCAAAATCTTCTTGAGGTCGTTAAACTCTTGGTTAGATGTGAGCTGTGCGACCGAAGAGTCTCTCACGTTCTTACACTTACCCCTGAGAGGGAAGACACCGTAGTGGTCTCGACCCACCACGGAGAGGCCAGCGACAGCGAGCGTCTTCGCCGAATCACCCTCTGTCACGATCAGCGTACACTTCCCAGATTGTGCCGTACCAGCCTTGTTCGCGTCATCCAGTTTGGGGATACCAGTGATTTTGGACTTACGAGCACCATCAGTCTTCTTGAGTTCCTTCATCTCCTTGAACTTTGAGAGTGCTGTGAGTTCATCGGCGATACCAGTCTTGAGAACATTCTTCACAAAGTTTTTAGGTGGTTC